CCTGAACTTGCTGCATGAACTGAGCCTGCTGCTCAGGATTGCGCTTGAATTCATCCAGCCAGTAAGCACCGCGCAACTTGAGCCAGTAGATGTACATGCCCATGAGGTCGTACTCTGCCACGAATCCAGGAATGGCTTGGCCAGTCTGCATCATGACAGTCAGCGTTTCTGCGTTCATCATCTTGTCAGCTGGCAACATGCCATCAGTCATCTTGAATTCCAAGATAGCCTGGCGCATCTGCACAGGATCAACTTCGACAACTTCTTTCTTGTCACGGTTGAGGATGCTGCCAGCTGCTTGGAATTGCAGCGTGTTGCTCTTGATGATTTCCTTGACTGGCGTCATGAACTGCTGCTCGATCGACAGTGACGACAACTGCTGACGCGAGTTGCTGTTGCCCATCGTTTCTTCAAACTCAGTCTTGGTCTTGTTGCCCTTCTGGAACTGACCACGATCAACTTTGTTCTGGCCAGTGGCTTGATCTGCCATGCCAGAAATCATGTCGCTCATCTGCAAGTTGCTGGCAGAGTTGTCTTCACGGTATGGAATCTGGAAGATGGCAGCAGCCATGGCATTTGCGTCTTTGCCGATGTTGGCATTGCGCAGTGGGATGCGGCTGGTGGAACTGACAGGATCAATGTCCTTCTTGTCAATGAAGCGTGGGTTGTACACCAGACGATCAAAGATCAAGCGACGCTTGGATTCCAGTGAGATGTTCCACAGTGCGCTGCTCATGTCTTGGAATGGCAGAGCATTGTCCAGCATGGATTGCGTCTGATAGCCAAGGCCATCTTCGTACGGCTGCATGATGATTGCAGGCAGGAAGTCATGAGCAGTGTTCATCTCTTCCACGAACAGCACAACTTGCCAGTTGACAATGATGGCGTGGTAGATTTTGACTTGGTTGCCAGGAGCACCAAACGTAGCACCTTCTGCACGGCAGTAGAAGTGCGTGACCACGTAGTGATCTTTGTAGTTGATGCGCGACTTGGTGTTGCTGCCAGTGAGGCCCATCCAAGAGCCCCAGTTCGTAGCACCTGGCAATGCATGTGTGCCACCAAGTGTCATGAAGCGGTTGATATCTGGGTGATGGTACTGAAGACCATAGCCAGTATCTGTGGTGCTACCGGCAAACTGCGACTCGTAGGCTTCTTTAGCCTGAGTTGTCTTTGCGCCATCCAAGGTAGAGATCAGCTGCTTCAGCTTGACACGAGACATGATCGTGTTGTAACCAAAGAACTCACCATCCGTGTGCAAGTTGGCAGGAGCAACTGTCATATCCATGAAGCAGTTGTATGGGTCAACAGCAGTGATGCAGTTTCCACCGTAGCTGTATTCTTTGATGGCAGCCATGCCCGCAGCACTGATGTTGGTGTCAGTGACAATTGCTTTCAGTGGTGTCTTTTTCCACTGCACAACAGCTGGCGCGAAGTTGTACTTGTAGCCGTTGCGGAAGACTTTGATGAGTTCACGTGCCCAACCGTAGCGGATGGATTGCTCACCAAGTGCAGTTTCAAACTGGCTGGCAGCTGATTGCATCTGCGGAGTGCTGATGACACCGAAGATTGGATAGCTGGTCAGAAACACACCTGCCTGGTAAGCAACAGCAGATTCGATCTGCGGCATCACAATTGGCACCGTCATGTTCTGCACTTTGCGGGCATCGCCACGCATGTTGGCACGGACAGCTTTGATCTGCTCAGCAGTCACATCCAGCTGCCGCTGGTAAGCTTTGTCACGATATGCCAGCAAACTGCGGAAATCACCGAGTGATCCCTCAGCCATACGTGCGCGATCTTTTGCGTAGAAGAGGAAGGCTTCACGCTGCTGGAGTGTCAACGTATTGACAATGCTAACTTTGGAGTTGGTGGCCATGCTGGTACCTGTGGTTGGATCTGTTAGAATGGCAGCGCCAAGTCCTCAGCATGAGCTGCTGGAGAATGGTCGCTATCGGTGTCAAAGATGTTCTTAACGATGAGCTCTGGATAGTCACGCATGACTTCTTCAACATACCCGAGTCCATCGATTATATCATCTGTGTTGTTGATCTTCAGGGGGTTCCAATCCACCACTTGCGTGATAACCAGCGAACGTACACGCGGGTGCAAACCAGTCTCACCCTTGAGAACACGGATAAGTCCGAGCTTGATACGACCATTCTTGTTTCTATTCTTTGGGCTGGTTGGCTGAAACTCGAAGCCTGAGATGCCATTCTCATCACAGTATTCGTTGAACCAGAAGAGCAAGGTGCTTTGGTATGCAACGTCTTCGACACAGATAAGCCGAGTGTTCCGCTGTAAGCCAAGTTTGATTGCCGCTTCGATAGTCTGTTTAGGAGTAAAAGTCCCAGCCAGTAGGTCATCAAAAATAGGCTTGCCATCAATAACAGAATAATGCTCAATAGTGCAGTCATCGCCGCGCTTCTTTCCTGATGATGGGTCAATGAGAATGAAACTGCCTTCAGCATCTGCATCCAAGTAGTAGTCTTCCAGCTGTGGAAACTTGTGTGGATCGATGCCACTCATGCCAGAGAGCTCTGTGTTGTTCAGAATCTCACTGGTGAAAATCTCAGGCATTCCAATCTCAATCAGTGCCTGGTACTCAGATAGCAGTTCTTCTGCTGGCCGTAGTTCTTCCCACAGAGATGTGAGGTCAGCCAGCAAACCACCAACGATCAGCGAAGTCCACTCACTGTTGTTCTTGAGCTTCTCCAGAATGCAGTTCTGCGGATACATGTTACCCACGTAGATGTATGTACAGCCACGGTTGCTACGAGCCATGGAGAGGGTACCCAGAATCCAGGTCAGCAGCTCCTTTGCCATGTCAGCATTAGGTGCATCTTCTTTCTTCTGCACGTCATCCATGATGATAACGTCTGGTCGCTCATTCTTCCTGTTGATACCACGAATAGCAGTGCCTGCACCAATGGCGCGAAGGATGATGTTCCTGCCACGGAAGTGAAACACCTTGAGTGACTGCGTGTCTACCTCAATCTCAATGTTCCAGCGACCGAACAAAGCAATAATGTTTGGCTGGTCAAGGAAATCACAAATGTCAGCAAGCGTGTTGACTGCCAACTCCTCTGCCGCTCCGACAATGAGGATGAACTTCTTGTCACTGAACAGAATGTACCAGAGACACAGCAGCTTGAGGAAAGTTGTCTTTGCAAATCCACGGGGAATGCCAATAGCAAACCTCTCTACTTTCTTCTTGAAGCCTGTGAGAAGCTGGAAGAGTGCAATGTAGAATGTGGGAAATGCAAAGATAAAGTGCTCAGGCGCTGCCAGCAATCCCAAGAAGTTCAGGTCAGACTTTGCTAACGCTGCGGCTTCCTGTGATTCTGTGCTGATGTCTACTGTTTCGTTCATAACTACTTACAGCATGTCCGTGGACAGCTCCAATGGTGACTTGCGGGGAGCACGAGGTGCCAGTGGCATCAAAGATCCCAGGCGCGAAGCTGCTTTGTCATCTGCAGTGACAGCTGGGACCAGTTGTTTGTTGATGCGGGCGTTCATCGTAGCTTCCAGGCTCTTCGGAGTCGCAGAAACAAGCGTCTTGCCTTCCACTTCCACGATTTCACTCTGGCTGTTAACCACATAACGAGGCAAAGCACTCGCTGGCAGCGTGAGTGTGACGTTGATGTTGGTAACTGGAGCTCCGATTGGGCCATCTTTGCGACGACGAGCCTGATTCAGCGTGCGAAACGCAGCCAATGCTTGTGGCAAGTTGGCAAATGGCGCAGTTTTCTCGATGCGACCAAGCAAAACTTCCTCAGCCGTGTTCAAACGCTCGTCAAATGCAGCATCTTTGATGGTGACTGACGAGGTTTGCTCGGTAACTTGGCGTGCAATCTCAGGATCAGCACGAAGTTGGCTGATGTAACTGGGATCGCAGCCAAGAGCAGCTGCAATTTGGTCAGTTGAGATGCCTTGTGCCATGTACTTGATGGCAAGTTGCTTGTCTACCATGACTTTATTCTCCTAACAACATCTTAATGAGTGACTGCGTGACTGGATCAGCATCAACCTTGGGCATAAGTGGCACAGACTCAGGGTTGATGATGTTAGCTGGATTTACACCCATGCGGTTTTCCAAGATTGCTGATGGAATGCCAATATCATTCCTGCTGAACAACCGCTGAACAAGGCGAGCTTCTGCCTCACCTGCAATGTTTTCATAGTTGCTGTGAGCCTGCTTCTCAACTTTGGTCAGCATCCCAAGCACAGAGTTGATAGCATCAGGGTTGCTCAAGATATCTGATGGCCCTTTTGCAGATGAGAAAGCTTGTATGTCACCTACGGGTTTCTTGCCTTCGCGCGCCAGCCCAGCTAGCAACTGCTCACCACGCATCTTTGCAGTGCTGAAACGCCCGTAGTCACCATAGAAACTTACAGGACTTCCACCACGTGGCATGTCGTACAGATACTGGCTACCGTGCTGCATCTCATGGAGCAAGTTGCTGGTCAAATCCATTGAAGATTCTGCAGTTCCCAGTGTCATCCTGCCACTCTGTGAGTAGCTAGCACCAGGCCCAGGAGTTGGTGCCACTGTGATACTCTTCAAGTACTCTGCCAAGTCAGGCGGATAACGCTCAAGGTCAACAAGTTCTCCCAGTTTGTATGGAGTCATGCGACCTTCATTGCCAGCCTTTAGCCGCACCAATCCATTGGGTAACACTGTGACGTGCTCACCTTTAATCAACTGACCTTTGTCACTGATGTTCTTGACTGCTTGACCTGTCAGGTTCTGGCGAAAGACTCCCTCATTGATGAATGCAGCTGTCGGGTTTCTACGCAGCAGATCTGTTGTCTCAATCGAAACTCTGCGAGTCATCCCTGGAACAGCGCCAATAGGAACAATGATGCCAGCACCAGCAACAGTGTTTGCCATGCGATCAACACTTCGCTCACGTGCAGCAGCTTTTTGCTCTGGTGGCAGAAGCACGCTCTTGGACTCTGCTGTCAGCATGTCTGCTGTTTGTTCATTCAGCCGATCAATACCATAACCCACAGCTTGCTGCGCGTATAGCAGTGGCTCACTGAAGGCATTGTTCAATGCACGCTTCAGGGAGTCTGCTTTAGAATAGATGCCAGCAAGTAGGTTGCTCATGTCATGCTTTCAGGGTCGTTGCCGGGAGGTCCATGCTAAGAATGATACCGGCAAGGAAGCAAACTACTAGACAGCCCATTTGCGAACGGCTTGAAAACAGCAAGCTCAGAACAAGAGTTACTACTACGAACTATACGGCTCACTTTGAAAATTTAGAAATTTTGGGAGGATGGCATAGGATATGCGCCTAGCCTGGCAGTGAAAAGGCCCTCCACCCCCTAGTTGCTACAAGAGTATTGCTATGCATGTGCGAAGCACACTAGAGTGTAAGGCGTGGCTATAACTACAAGACTAGTCGGAGAAGAGGATTTTTTTTTGAAGTAAGTACTCACTTACATACTTGGTAATAAAAAAGCCCACTGCTTAGGTGGGCTCTAGCAGCTAGGCTGCTATTAGCTGCTTGCTAGTTCAAAGCAGGTCAGCGATGTTATATGCTGGCTTTGCTGGCTTGTTGCGAATCTGTTCAACACGGCGCAGGACGAAAGCACCAAGTTCTGATTCGAGGTCGCTGCTATCCATCTTGCTTACGATCACGTCGAGTTCGCTCTCGTCGTACTGTGTTGTCTTGCCTGCGAGCTTGAGCACCATATCCTTATAAGCCTCCACTGCTTTGCGGTAAGCAGCATTGCTAACGTAGTTCGGGTTAGTAGTGAACTTCTGGCGCGTTGCGCTTGCGTCCCATGCTGCTGACAGTTCCTCCTTCGTCATCCACTCGCTGTTACCGCTTGTGGCTTCTGCCAAGATGGCGTCAGCACTGAATATGCTCGTATCAATCTCCACCGGGAACAACTGCATGTCTCCGATACGGCGGGTCAAGATGGCTTTAGCTGCTGTTTCCAGTACTGCTGCCATGAGTGGTTTATAGGCTGCTGCTTCTGGCGTGGCCAGTGCTGCCTCCATAGTTGTCCAGGCGTCGGCGTTGATGACTACTGATGCCATGCGCGCAGGATTGCGGAAACGTGCAGTAATGAGTCGTTGTGCTGCTGTCATCGCCAGTGCTGCTGCTTTGCTGCCTTCTGCGGTGGTGTTCAAGTGTTGCATTGTCATGATGGATTCTCTCAGTAGCTCGGGTTGATAGGATTTTGTAGGCTAGAGCTATCGCGCTACATATGTTGGAGTACTTGTTAGTTCCATGAGTTCCTGCCGTTCGTCGGATTATCAATGTGTGTATCATGTGGATAACTTACTCACAGGTTATGCACAATTCTGCTCTTAGTTATTATCTATCATGTGTGGTGTGTTATAGGTTTTTGCTATTGGATTCTTATTGGCATGGCAGTTATGTATCAGGAACTATACAGCGTTGGTATTTGTTTGTTATTAACTGTCGATTGACTTGTTTGTTTATTGTCTAAATAGGATAGCTCGAAAAATATAGGTGGGCATTCTCACCCCCTTTTATATGCACAGTATTGTTGCCATCTATTCTATGCTATCCATGTATCCAGTGAGTGTTATATGGTATATAGTAGTTTATTATTTTCTTTCTTTTTATTTTAATATACCCTATAGAATCAATCCCATAAGACACACAATCCTGCTAACTCACAATATCATGCACTGGTGAGTAGATAACAATGCATGAGCCTTTTAGGGGGCGCATATGTGTAGGGTCCGATGAGGTCGAATCCGATTTAGACTGTAGTTAACAATGCCGATCGACACTTGACAATGTGTATATAGCATGAGACACTATGATCTGTAACTAAGCCACGCGACTGTGTCGTGTTCAATGCTGTTACTAACAACTTAACTACTGGAGTTTATCATGTCACTTGTTTGCTTGGTTGATCTTAACAATGATCTGCAATCTATCAACAATGAATTACCGCCCGGCGTAAGAGCCACGCTGCGTATGGATAACAATAGAATCTATGTTAACTACTCTGTGAGGTATGAGCATAAGGGTAAGAAGCATAGCCTTGGTGTGTTCTTGGATAGAGAGTCTGCTATTCGTGCATTGCTTGAGCATAAGTATCGATCAGCTACAGTCACCCCGGCGGCAGAATTGCAGGCACGGACTCAGTTGATGGCTATTAATGCTACGAGTCAACGTGACACTGCAATGATTGAAGTAGCTAAGCCACGCGAAGCACTGACGAGAGAGCGGATTGTGGAATTGCTTGCTATCAAAGGAATGTACGATTGGCAGCTGACTGGTGATGAAGCCATTGATGTGATGGATGATGCTGGTGTTATGCATACAATCACTGTGGAAGATCAACGCAACTACAACGATTGGAAGCAAGCAGGTATTGACGCAGAAGATAACACTTGACAAGCTAATAGCATGGAAGATATAATGGGAACTTATTTCTTCTAATAGAGTCAAACATATGTGTGGATTATCCATGCGCGTGTGTTTTGTTTGTTTATCAACCGGAGTTTATTACTATGATCTTCGTTCTTGCTATCGCTGCTTTCATGAGCATCAATCAATCTCATATGACCTATGAGCGTTTCAACAACATGCAAGCTGAGCCTGTTGCTTATGTTTGCCACTCGGGAGAATGCGCATGAACACGCCTAACAACATGCCACTGTCACAAGATGACAAAGACTTGTTGCTTGACTTTGTTGAGCATGACCTCACTTACTCGGTGTTCATGATTGCTGAGAAGTATGGGTATTTCAGCGCAGCTGATCGCCATGATGCTCTGTATCTAATTGAGAACATCAGGCATTTCACGACTACTCGCTTGATGATAGCAATGATAATGCTGATGGACAATGGCGAGGAGTTTTAACATCATGGCAACCAACAAAAGAATAGAAGATATTGTGGCAGCAGCGCGTCAGCGTATGCAGCAGCGAGAAGTGGAAAAGCTTGTTGGCAAGCTCAAGGCCAATGATGCTGATGCTGCAACCAAGGGCGTGCTTAGTAGCATGAACTGGAAGCTGCCAACTCCTGTTGCTAGCAACGTTGTTGATGCTGACAAGATGAAGCTGGTGCTTAGTCAGATGGTTGGCAATGAGTCAACAAGCGCCATGACTTTCAATCCTGAGCAGCTTGCTGCTATTGAGCTAGGATTGCAGGGCAAGAATATGTGCTTGATTGGTGCTGCTGGTACTGGTAAGACCACAGTTACTCAAGAACTTATTGGCCGAGTGCAGCGGGCTGCTCACATGTTGCCATTGTCTGCAAGCACCAAGCATTTGCGTGCTGATGCTCCGGGCATCGTTATCTGTGGCTACACAAACAAAGCAGTGAACAACATTCGCAAGAAGTTGCCACCAATGCTGCAAGGTCATTGCATTACCATTCACAAGCTGCTTGAGTATGCACCTACATACTACGAAGTACCTGATCCTTATCTTAAGGGTGCAATGGTCAATACCATGCGCTTCGAGCCAAGCAGGAATGCAACCAACCCGCTGCCACACATCAGCACTATTATCTTTGAAGAGAGTTCCATGATTGGTACTGATCTTCACGATCAAGTGCTTGATGCGTTGCCATTCCCAAGCAGGACTCAGTTCATCTATCTTGGTGATCTGAATCAGTTGCCACCAGTCTTCGGTCCAAGCATCTTGGGCTTCAAGCTTGCTGAGTTGCGTACCATTGAACTCAAGCATGTCTATCGTCAAGCTCTGCTGTCTCCCATCATCAGCATTGCAACTGCTGTTCGTACCAACCAAGTACAGAAGCAGGGCTTTGTCAAGGCAGCACAAGAATGGCATGAGCTTGAGGACATGAAGCTGCCAACCAATCTTACTGAAAAGATTGTGCTTGATCGTGGCGAGCATGGCAAGCTGACTCTGCATCCTTGGAAGAAGCGCGTTGACTATCTCAATGCTACCAACATGATGAAGAGCTTCTTGCCTGCCGCGATTCAGTCTGGTAACTACAACCCAGAAGAAGACATGATCCTCTGCCCGTTCAACAAGAGCTTCGGCACTATCGAGTTGAACAACATCATTGCTGACTATCTTGCCAAGCAGCGTGGCGAAGTTGTGCATGAAGTTATTGCACGCTTTGCTACTACCTATTGGGCTGTTGGTGATCGTGTGATGCATGACAGGCACGAAGCTGTTATCACCAAGATTTACCCAACTCCCGGCTACAGTGGCAAGCCACCACAGTTGGCAAGCAAGACGCTCAATCGCTGGGGCCGTGATCCAGAGAACAAGAACTCTGTTATCACTCGCACTGCTGATGAGATCATGAACGCGCTTGATACGATGGCGGGTGATGGTGAAGCTGCTAAGAACTTGGCAAGTCATACCATCCACATCTACATTCCTGATCTTGACAAGGAAGAAGTACTGAATACAGCTGGCGCTATCAACCAGCTTATCTTTGGCTACGCTCTTACCATTCACAAGTCGCAGGGTTCTGAATGGCAGCGTGTCTTCCTGTTTTTGCACAACACTCATGCTACCATGCTCAGTCGTGAGCTGATCTACACTGGCATCACTCGTGCCAAGCATGAACTCTATATCATCTGTGAAGGTGATATTAGCACGTATGGCAATAGCCTTGTTCGTGCTGCTGAGCGTCCTATCATTCCTGGCACTAAGCTGGAAGAGAAGATTGCTTACTTCCGTGGTAAGGCTAAGGAAACTGGCCGTGCTATGGACCGTGACGATGAAGCGCTCGTTTAATCATGAGCTATCTACTATTAACCTTGGAGAATTTTATGTCAGCAACTCAGCTTCCAACCCACAAGCGCCCAATGATCTGCAAAGAGCAGACATGGGAACTGTCAGCAGATGGCCATACGTGGATGCCAACTGGCAAAAGCGTCTATGTGCTGTATGAGAACAGCAGCAAGAAGACAGTGCTCACCTACAAAGACAAGTGGGTTGACATTGTTGCAGCAGCCAAGCTGGTCAACGGAGCTTGATCATGGCAATGGACTATGTTCTCTGCTCAATGCGTCAGCCACCCAAGAGCGGTGTTTATACTGTTCGTTGCGGAGTTAGCAAGAGCTACTTCAAAGCTTACTGGAACAAGACGCAAGACTGCTGGTATGACGAGCACTGCTCCGGTCCGATTGTCTTTGGCACTGATGGCCGCAAAGGCATTGACTGCTGGAAGAAGAACTCCAACCTTCGTATCAACCGCAAATAATCCTATCAAGATGACTACTACTCCTATCACTAGCAAGTACGCAGCTTTGCCTAACAACATCATCTACTGCCCGCGCAGTGGTGTGCCGTTGGCTAAGGTTGAGGCTCTTTGCTCACATGGCTGGCCTGTTATCAACCAGCTGGCGTCAGTAACAACAGGCTTGCTGCATCCAGTGTACGCAATGCCACTCGACAAGCTGATTGTCAAACTCAAGAATGAGTTGCACGCAGCAGAGCAGATTGCTTGGTGCTCAGTTGATGCAGACCAGCGTGAGATTCAACTCACCATGTCAGCCATCATGTACAGCATCGATGCTATCTGGCAACCATCAGCAGAAGCAACACACATCTGGAAGAAGATGGTGCCATCATTGCCAATGTGGCCAGTAGCAGTAGCGTCAGGTGGAAGACTGCTGCGCTTGGCAAGCTGGTATCACTACGCAACCAGCAAGCGTCTGCACTTTCCAAGCTACCGCATTAGCCACGACAACAAGAATGTCCATTGGGATAACTTGTCAGCTTGGCTTGATGATGCGTATGAAATCAAGGAAGAGTGGGAACGTGGCCGTGACAACCTGCAACACGCAGAAGAAGTCAAGGCTCGCACTGAAGCTCTGTTGACAGTACGTGCTGATGCTATCTACAAGCGCATCGATCTTAACAAGGTGTGGAATTGGGTTGACATTCAGATGCGACTCGATGCTAACTATCCAGCTGGAAGGCGCGAGACTTTCAAGACAATCTTCATGACTGCTGACATGCACCCAGAAGACTGGAACACTGATGATGTTGAAGATGTGCAGATGGCTATCTTGGAAACATGTGATGTTGGCAACGACATTATGTTCTTCATTCGCACCCGCTTGAATAGCATTCATGCAATCATCCGTGACTTCTACTCTAGCTTCACGCTGGTACGTAGCGTTGCTAAAGAAGGCAGTGCTGCTCTTGATAGCGTGTCGCAACTGGAACAAGATCGCACGACTGAGTTCTTCGGCGGCTTTGACAAGCGGGCAGAAAGCTTGGAAGCAATGCCAGAAGAGCCCAAGCGTGAACACTTCGCAACTCCTGCTAAGTATCTGCAAGCAGCAGCACAGTGGCGCATCCTCAAGAAGCGTTACGATCATGTCAAGCAAGCAGCAGCGGCTGTCCCTGCAAGCAACAATTTGTTGGAAGGACTGTAATCATGGGACTCTTCAAACAAATGCTGGTTCCTGATCGTCAGCAAACACAGCTTGCTTACCGTGTTAAGTACTGGCCATTCCGTGAACTGTCACCTGCTGCCAAGGAACTGATTGCTTATCGCAAGTTCAGCTTCATGAGTAAGCAGATGGTTGTTGACCGCTGCTCAGAAGACTTGACTGACTTCATTGTTAAGGGCAGGTCTTACAAGATTGTCTGGGCTTACAACAACCAGCCAACACAACAAGAGTGGGAAGCTACTCATGACAAGCGGCAGATTAACGTAGAGCTTCGCTGCTCTGCTGCTATCGACAGCTTTGCTGTTGCTATTCTTTCTTATGGCATTCCATCCGAGCGGCTTACTGCTCACAGACAAGGAGAGTTCTCATGACTGACAACTACCGCACACCACACCCGCGCAAGACGCTTGTACTACTGCAAGATCACATCATTGTGCTTGAGCTCATCGAGCGCACAGTTCACGGCCCTTGGACGCACTTCCAGTCTGTTGCCAACAAGCGTACGCTGGTGCGCTGGCTTAACCTCTACGCTGGCAAGTGGCTCATGGAAGATGAGAAAAAACTTATCAACGACTCAGTAACAATCTGCTGGTGGGACAAGAACCCAGAGCTTCTTGCTGTTAGCTACCAGTTCCTCTGCGATCTTGTCACTACTGTGCTGTATGCACGTGGCATGGATGTGTGGGAAATCATCTTGGCAACACCAATCGAAGGAGATTAATCATGATTACCATTGAATACGATCACGGCGATATCAGCCTGCTTGCTGCATGTGCAGCTGCTAAGCAACTCATTCAGTACCGGCCTACTGGTACCAAGTGCATGGTGCGTAGCCGCAGTAACAAGATGACACTCATCATGACATTCACTGTGGATGCCAATGGCAACTGCACTGAAGACACTGACATGATTCAGCATGAGAAGCCAGCACTTGGTCCTGTTCAGCGTGCTTACGGTGGATTGTTGCATCAAGTTGGCAACAGTGACATGGGGCTGCAAGCTATCATCATTGATGACACACTGCTTGGCGATAAGCTTAGTCCGCACCACCGCTATCTGTTCGATCCACGTCACTACAAGATTGTTAACAACACAATCTGTGCTGATCCAGAAGGCCGTGCTCGTAGGCCATCAACCTAAACATCAGAAGAAACAGGGGGTTGACAACACATCTACCCTCTGTCATACTTCTGTTTCTGGTTCGGGAACACCAGCCAAAAAGATCCCGTCAGTTGCAACCGGCAATTCTGCCAACAACCCGCTAGTAGCTACTAGCTTTTCTCCGGAGTTATCAAATGCCCACCACCAAAACCCAGAAGTTCAACTTCAAGTCGCGCTCCATCCGTGACGAAGCTGGCAACGTCATCGGCAAGAGCAAGAAGCAGCCAAGCATCGAAGTGGCTTTGCCGCTGCTGTCGGCTGACGAGATTGCTGTCTATCTGGCAGCTCCCGATACCAAGGAAGCACAGCTGATCGTTGACGCTGTTGCCCGTCTCTACATCGACAATGCTCGCGAGCAGTTCGACGAAGTGATCGAGTCCTTTGGTGATGACCAAGAGAAGGAAGTCTCTGCTCAGCATCTGGACTACAGCAAGCTGACGCTGGAATTCATCGCTTCCATCCCGCCAACTCAGCGCGGCGCTGCTGCTCTCACCGAAGAAGACTTCGCAGCTTTCTTCGAAGACTACCTGGCCGTCATGGTTGCCGCCACTGGCAAGGAAGCCGTCAAGATCACCAACCACATCAACCTGTTCAAGAAGCCCACCAAGGCCAAAGCGAACAAGGAAGTGCTGGCGCTGCTGGTGGAAAACCTGGACATCTACATGGCCAGCTCCGCCAACATGGAAGAAAACGGCTTGGTTGCCAACCGCATCCGTGACAAGTTCGATCGCTGGATGAAGGCTGACGAACCAGCAATGAACCTGGACCTGCTGTAATCAGCAGCCGGCCGCGATGATCTAGTTTCTTGCCGGAACAATCAGCATCGCGCCCGCTAATGATTGCAAAGTGCCACGTGAGTACATGCGTACCAAGCAGCAGGTGGTTTGTCTCCCTGATAACTGCTGCTCATTGCCTAAGTTGCGTTAGGTAGCGTGGTTTTAGAAGGATCGTAGTTAACTCTGCGGTCCTTCTTTTTTGCTAGTGCATTCTTACGAGTGTGCTAACAAAAAATGAGGCAGTATGATAGTATCTGGCATCAGATTAAGACAACAGGTAGCGCATCAGTTACCGTGTCTAAAGACCATGCTCGCACTATGATTGCCGGCGTCATTGAGACTAAGAGTGACGAGAATACCATCCGGCGCAAAGTCGGATTGATCGGCTGGAGCAAGCTGGTCATCAAGCGTACCAAGTTATCTGATACACACATACGTGTGGACTTCTCACTTGCGTACCTCACCAACCTTTAACTGCCACCTTGCGTGGCCATTGCCATGCTTGCTATGAAATGTCCGCTGCCTTACTTGTCACCTGACTTGCAAGAGCGCACGCTGATTCATCACACAGCGTTTGGACTAGCAAGATACCTTAAATCTCCAGCGATAAATCCTACCAAGGATCACCCGCTGGATTTTGCGTTTCTGCTCGGTCTTGGGCAGATGGTAGATTGGTGGCCAAAGAAAGATGTGCCAGCTTTTGCCTTGCAAGATATGGGAACTAACTTCCTGTTGCAAGTAGCAGCTGACCACTGGAGCCATGAACTTGCAGACCTCGATGTTCGTACGCTGGCAAGAGTTCTTGCACGCATCCCCATGCACAACAGGTTCCTTTGTTGTGAGCTTATCCGTGACACACTAGCAGGAGTTGATATGAAATCCATCCCCGAAAACAGCAAGCTTCCCAAGGAAGTTCATGATCGCTTGCTCATGAACCTTGCAGCACTTGAGCAATCATTGCTTGCCAAGGACCCGTCAATGCCCGGCCATCTGCGCAACAGCCATGCCATTCTTGTTAGCTACCCTGAGACTGTTCACTTGTTGGACGATCAGGAAGTTGCTCGCTTGATTGACGCTGCTGAGATTCACACCAAGACAGAGATTGTCAAGGCAGTGGCAGCTGGCAAGGGCGCAGCCAGCAAGAAGAAGCTTGACGTCTCTGATCTGTGAGGCTGTCATGCGTACTTATCCTGTGCGTAGGGAACTTAGTTTAGCTGGCCACTATTCTAAGCGAGAGTCGCTCAAGACAGAACTTGAGTATTTGCAAGCAGATGTGCTCAGGACTTTCCGCCAGTACTGCAATAGCTATAGACTCGGCAGATACAAGCGGGGAAATCCAATGGATACTTGGTTCTCTGGCTGTGTATATGGTCAGTATAGCGGCAAGCTCAGCAGCATGTGGAGCGATCTGCATGACTACGATTTGACGGAGTATAGCGACATGCTGGCTACTGCCGCGTGGAATGAGATACGGTTCTTGCTTCGGTATGCTGAGCAGCTTGACAACTTTGGAGATAAAGAATGAACTTCGATGAACTCATGGACGCTAGTGTTACTGGTATCACACCGGGCACTGGCTCCTCTGTCTCTGCATTCCAAGATGTTTACAACAAGCTTGGTGCACATGGCAATCTGCGTACGTTCTCCACCAGTGAGAACTTCCACCGTTGCCCACGCAAGTACGCGCTTAGCAAGATGCAAGCAGCGTCAGGTGACAACCCCCGCTTGAACACAACAACCTTTGCTTTCGGTCATGCCGTTGGCGCTGGTGTTGCCAAGTTTGATCAGACTCAGGACTTGCGTCAAGCTGTCTGGGCTGCGTTCTTGGCATGGGATATGGACTTGTTCTCTGATGAGCGCAAGCAAGGGCGCCGTAATGGCAAGTCTTTTCATGAAGCTATCTGGGCATTGTATGTCTACAAAACCTTTGTCGAAGAAGAGACGGACCTGTCTGATTACGAGGTTGTCGGAGCCGAACAAACCGTGGCCATTGATTTCGGTGATGGACATTATTTCTCCGGTCACATTGACGAGCTGCTTCGCAATAAGTTCACAGGGGCTTATCGAGTTAAAGAGAACAAAACAACAGGCTTATCAAATATCGACCCCGCTCTATACAGTAACAGTGACCAAGGTCTGGGTTACAGTATCGTGATCGACAGCTTCGGTGCTGCTGACTACGAAGTCATGTATACCATCTACAGTTCTACGGAACAACGGTGGGCTACGTTCAGCTTCATCAAGCAGACCTTCAAGAAGGCTGAGTGGATTCAAGATCAGCTGCTCATCAACCAGCAGATTGATACGTACTCAGAACTGAAGTTCTTTCCCAAGCGTGGCGGTGCTTGCTTCAGTTACATGCGGCGCTGCGAGTACTACGAAACCTGCGACACTAGCTTCAAGAGCTTGTTCGCTTCCGAGTTTGCTGATCTTCCAAAGATTCGCAACATACAGGATATCAGCGACATTGAGTTCGTTGACTATCCGACTTCCCTCCAAGAACTTGTCGACAGACAGAAAGAGAGCCTCAAGTGACCCAACGCTCAATCGATCCAGCAATCAAGACAGAAGGCCATGAGCCACCATTTCTGGTGTCAACTCGCTTCGGTCGTCATGGTGCTGATGGCAACGTGGTGGTAGAAGTTCCACAGTTCAGTGTGCAAGTGTCCATCTGCCTGACACCAAGCTTGTACATGCATCCAGACTTCGGCGACAACTGGCTGCACTACATTGCAGTCACAAGCGCGCACAAGAAGCTGCCGCCAGATGAGCTGACACAAGCAGTTGCCCTGGCTGTTGACTTCATTGGCATTGACAATGTGCTGCCACGTACAGCTGAAGGTGAAGGCAATGGCGTTGACATTGCAGTTATCTACAACGAAGGCTTTCCACAGGAACTGGCTGCTGTTGCAGCTGGCTTGCATCTGGAAGGACTGCTGGTCTGTGTGCCAACTGACTCCTCTGTGTTCGAATCAGCATCAGTCATTGCTTCCTCCGCTGGCCTTGCTGCCATGATGCGTGGCGGTCCTGCCAAGAAGATGGCAGAAGCAAGCAAGACCATGGAAGACATGGCAAACAACATCACTGGCCGGCGTCTCTCTGATGCTATGCCTCCCTCTGACACCAAGCACTAAGGAGTTTACAAGATGAACCTCGACGAATACACAGACAGCTCGCGCGTCAAGCTTCTGATCTACGGACCGCCGAAGGGTGGCAAGACAGCACTTGTCGGCAAGCTGGCAGAAGCAGGATTCATTCTGCACTTCCTTGATCTGGATCATGGCATCAAGACTCTGCTCAACCCAGAGATGCTGAAGCCACAGTTCCGCAAGAACGTGCAAGTCTACACGCTGCCAGATCATCGCATGTATCCTGTTGCCATCGACACGGTGCGTGCTATTCTCAAGGGCGGCCTTCGCAGGTTCTGCCATGCACACGGCAAGCTGACGTGCCCCCTGTGCAACAAGCAGCCTGATGCCAAGTGGTATGAGCTGGACATTACCAAGTTCACTGACCGTGATGTGCTGGTGATTGACACTGTCAGCCAGCTCAGCAACTCAGCCATGAACAAGGTTGTGCACAAAGATATCACCAACGCCCAGACTGGTGAAGACTACAAGGCTACCTTCAATGACTACGCCAAGCAAGGCGCACTCATGGAAGAAGTCTTCTCGTTGATCCAAGTCATGGACGTCAACGTGATCTGCATCAGTCATGATGTTGACAGCGAGAAGGCTGACTCTCCAAAGGAGTACCTTGTTCCTGTTGCTGGTACTCGCAACGCAAGCAAGCTGGTTGCAAAGTACTTCGATGAAGTGGTGTATGTGAACGTCGTGAACAAGAAGCACAGCGTCATGAACACAAGCACCAGCTCTGGAAACGTCTTGACAGGCGGTCGATCAGGGGTTAAACTCGATCTCTTGAAGGATGCAGAAATCTCTCTGCTGCCATTGTTCGCGCGACTTGGAGTGAAACCATCATGAGCATTCAAAACGCAGCCCACGGAATTGGCAACGCAACTGGCGGCTATGGCAGCAGCACCCCAGATCCACAACGCCTGAAAGAAATTGCTGAAGATATGCGCAAGGGTGTTGAACTTGCTGCTGGCATCGTTGACAAGCGCGAATCTGCTGACCAGATCAGCAAGGTGCTGAATGAGCGCGGTGCTCGCTACGGTGACTTCACTCACCATGCTGAGGTTTGCCAGAGCATCAAGAACACGCTGCTGTTCCACCGTTACAGCAAGTATGGCCAGCTGTCTGCTGACAAGAAGCAAGCTCTTGATGTGATTGCTGACAAGATCGCACGCATCTTGACTGGTGATCCTGAGTACGATGACAACTGGATTGACATTCAGGGTTACGCAAAGCTGGCACAAGAGCGGCTGCGCAAAGAAGCTGTGTGCGCTCCTGCTCCACAAGCTGCTGCGCAGCCGCCTTACGGCGTTGGCCAGAAGAACTCAATGGTGCGTGGTGATCGCAACTACGAGTAAGAATTAAGTAGCAATCCTGCTGCTGATCCGCTGGCATATCGGTTATATGCTGTTTGTTTTGTTTGCCTTACTAGGCTTTGATTGGAATTGACATGAGCAACAATGCTGCACTGACTGACTTCGACGCGTTGATGGATGCATCGATGGATGACATTGATGACCTGCCGCCGATTGGCGTACCGCCCACTGGCAACTACACGCTGGACATCACAGCCAGTCGTGAGAAGAGTGACAAGGGCAGCGAGTACGTCAAGTTCTCCTACCTGATCGAAGAAGTCAACGAAGTGAAAGACGAAGCAGAAGCTGGCGACGCAGCTGCTGGTCAGAAGTTCATGGAGATGTTCTCCCCATTCAAGAAGGATGGCACCGTGAATGAGATCGGCATGGGCATGATGAAAGAACGCTTGGTTCCTTTCTCCGCGCACTTCGGAACTCCCAAGGTTGGCGAGACGCTGACGCAGATCACGAACATCAAGGCTGTTGCCAGTCTGGTTCGCATGGCAGATCGCAAGGAAGAAGGCCGCTTCCGCTTCGTGCTGAAGGACGTGACCATCCTCTAATCTGCTGATCGCAGGTTGTGAGTTAGCTCGCTGGGTTACAAGCTCAGCGGGCTTTTTGTTTGTGGTGGGTTCGATTCCCACAGTCTAGAGATGGGTGGCGCAGTTCAATTCTGCGAAGGCGATTGGGGTCTGGTGCCCAGCCGACAACTGCGTAAGCAGCGGGGTTCAGCCAATCTCTAGACACCACAAACAAGAAGCTAATCAAGGAGATAGTGTGAGTCTGCCATTTGTTATTCCCAAGAAGCAGCCAGCAGTTGCAAACGTGCTGACAACTCAAGCTAATGATAAGAGCGCAGCCGGTAAGGTGATTGCGCTTTTTGGTACGCCTGATGATCGCAGCTTCTTGCCGCAGTTTCGTGAGTTGGTTGGACCTGTTGCACTCAAGGTGCTGCTTGATCCTGTTGAGTATCCAACCTCAATGGCAGCAAAGATCAAAGCAAATGGCATCACAGATATTATCTGCACCTGCCCTGACACCATGCTCACACTGCTGCGCATGTTGCCTGACTTCCGTCGTCCGTTGAATAAGAACGGCAGCTTCAAGAAACTTCCACTTGACGACTATCATGGTAGCTTCGTCACACTCCCTGCGGAAACTCTCAAGACTGACTACGATGTTAAAGTCCTCATCCTCAATCCGCTCAAGCATCTCCGCACTGTGCCTGAAGCTCCGTTTGTTTTCAAGCGGTTTATCTCTAAGATTACGAAGCCGTCCAGCTGGTTTCCTCAAACGCAGTTTACGTGGGAAGTCTGGACACCAGCAAAGAGTCAGCAACTACTGGAAGACTTCAGCAAAGCGCGTCTTCTTGCGGTGGACATTGAGACTTATCATGATGATGAACTACGCCTCATTCGCTGCGTTGGCTACTGCGCTCTTTTTCCTGATGGCAGCACTCACACTGTGGTCGTTCCCTTCAAGTGCATGGTTGCTCATGCCTTTGTTCGGGCTCTGAATGCTACGCCAGTAGCTAAAATCTTTCAGAATGGAATGTATGACAACCTCTACTTCTGGCGATGGAACGTACCAGTCACTAATTGGCTTCATGATACTCAGCACATCTTTCACTCGTGGTACGCAGAACTCCCTAAACGCCTCGACTTCATCGCAGCGTTTGCAGTTCGTGAGATTAGGTATTGGAAGGACGATGCTGCGGGAAGTGACTACAACGTCTACGAATACAACGGGAAGGATTGCTGGTCTACGATGATGGCATACCTGTCCATCTTGCAAGAGATTCCCAAGTGGGCACTTGACAATTACCTTGTTGAGTTTCCACTTGTGTTCCCTTGCATTCACATGGAAGGTGATGGCCTACTCGTTAACAAGGAACGCTTCGAGCGTAACAAGCTGCGGGCAGAAGAGAAGCTCAAGGCTGTTGCTGAGCCACTGGCTAAGTGGTTCGGTCCTAAGTTCAATCCTCGCAGTCCTGACCAAGTCAAGCGGCTGCTCACTGTGCTTGGCATGGGCAAAGATGTTGACAGTTCCAACGTCAAGGAACTCAACAAGTGTGCTGCTGCGCACCCGTTCAACGAACTTATCATCTCTGCGATCATTGAGTATCGTGAGCAGGCTAAGCTGCTGTCAACCTATTTCAAGTGGGAGAAATTCTGGAATGACCGACTCTATTACAAAACCAACCCGGCAGGTACTGATAGCGGCAGGCTTGCAAGCACTGAGTCAAGCTTCTGGTGCGGGCTACAGATTCAAAACATCCCTGGCGGAACCGAAGTCAAGGACTGGATCGAGTGTGATGCTGATTGGGACGGACTTGCAGAAGGAGATTACGCTCAATCTGAAGCTCGATGTGTCGGCTATCTTTCTGGATGCACAGCTCTCATTGATCTCGTCGAATCCGACAAAGACTACCATTCCTGGAATGCACACAAGTTTTTCGGTGTCGCATACGAAGCTGTCGACAAGAAACTTAGAGACCTTTCTAAGCGGGTTAACCATGGCAGCAATTACAATATGGGAGCAGCAGTCCTCCTAGATACCATGGGTCCCAAGAAAGCAGCTGAGGCTCGTATCTTGTTGCAGCTTCCTGCTAAGTGGACACTCACTCAAGTCTGCCAGCACTTGCTTGACACGTATGCCAAAACATACCCTGAAGTCAAGAAGGATTGGTACGACGACCTGACTCGCACAGTGAAGATGACGAAGAAGCTGGTATCACAACTTGGCTGGACTCGTCACTTCTTTGCTGATCCATCAAGCAGCAAGCCTGCACTCAATTCAACGGTGGCACATGGACCTCAAAACCTTTCTGCTGGCATTATCAATCAGCGCTTTTACTCTATCTGGCATGATTCTGTTTACGGCGATCTGCGCGGAAAGGTTCGGATTAAAGCCAACATTCACGATAGCATTCTGTTCACTTATCGTGGGGTGGATACTCCTAGCATCGTACGTGATCGCATGAAAAACCCAGTACAGATTCGTGATATCAAGGGAGTCACTCGGACAATGCTGATCCCTCCAGATATGTCAGTGGGCAAAGGTGATAAACTTGCTCGCTTCTGGGGAGACCTCAAGTAATGTCCACTGTACTCTTTGACAAGTACTTTCAATTCACCAAGGACACTGAGCCGCCAATGGTATTCCACCGTTGGAGTTTGCTCACTGGTCTTGGCGCTTTGCTTGGCCGTCAGTACTACTTGCCATTTGGCAACTTCAACATCATGCCCAACATGTACGTCATGTTGATTGGTGATCCCGGCACGCGGAAGTCTACTGCCATCAAGCTTGGCAAGCAGGTCCTGACTGCGGCGGGCTACGATAAGTATTCAGCACAGCGGACTTCTAAAGAGAAGTTCCTGCTTGACCTTGAAGGGATTGAAGATGATACAGGAACAGTGGTTGATTCCAATAAGGTCATGGCCAATCTCTTTGGCGACGACTTTGTGGGCGGAGAAGCTAAACAGGTGTTCATCGTCGCCGATGAATTCAACGAGTTTGTGGGATCAGGCAACCTTGAGTTCCTTAGCTTGCTCGGCAGCCTCTGGGATTGGGACGAACCAAGCCAGCCTTTCAAGCAGAGACTTAAAACGTCTCGAAGTGTTAGCATCTACCAGCCAACCATCTCACTGCTCGGTGGAAATACTCACGCAGGATTCGCAGAAGCTTTTCCCCCTCAATCTATCGGTCAGGGATTCCTCAGTAGGTTGATCCTTGTATATGGGGAAGGGTCAGGAAACAAGATTGCTTTTCCCACAAAGCCAGACGAAGGAATCAAGAACGAGCTGACACAGACATTGCAGCAGATACGTGAGCAAGTAGTTGGCGAAGCAACGATGACCAAGAAAGCTCGTGAGATGCTTGAGGTTATCTACCGCACATTCCAGCCACTTGAGGACTCGCGCTTCAAGCACTACAGTACTCGCCGTCAGACTCACTTGCTTAAGCTGTGCATGTTGACAGCTGCTTGCAATCTGCGCACAGAGATGAATGCTGAGGATGTTCTGTTTGCCAACACGCTGCTGACATTCACTGAGCATCGTATGCCCAATGCAATGGGCGAGTTCGGTAAGAGCAAGAACTCTGACGTTGCTGCTCGTATCCTTGCTGTGTTGTCAGAGGCTGGCAAGCCAGTAGATATCAATGATCTTTGGAAACAGGTTCAATCTGACCTTGATCGTATTGACGATCTGAACAAGATTATGGCTGGTCTTACACAAGGCGGTAAGGCTCAGTATGTTTCACGCAGCAGGACTAGTGATGCTCAGGGATTCTTGCCAGTGCGCAGGATGCTCAGCAACAAAGCTATGTACTGTGATTTCAAACTCCTCAAAGAAAGTGGGATGACATGAACAAGATAACGGTGAGCAAGAAGCAGGCTGAGTTCCTCAAGCAGCAGGGGCGTGATCCACGTAGCGTCAGCATGGATGATGTTCGTGCGTATCGCAAGATGCCTGTGATTTCTGATCTGGATGCCATCAAGCGTCACAACGAAATGATTGATGCTAAGAAGGCTGCAAAGAAAGCGAGGAAGTAATGGCTATTGGTGTTGGCTCGCCACCTTACGGCAGCATTCAACCAAGAGCTTGGGGTACTGTTAGTCTAACTCCTAGCTTGCAATCTTGGGTAGAGAAGCACAGCTCATTCATGCTTGGTTGCAGAATGTCTCAAGCTCCTGCCAGCATGACTACCTTTGAGCAGTTCCAAAAGAACACAGGCAAAGGCCTGAAGGAATACAAGGACTTCTGCGATGGTCAGCTGTTTGACATGGACCTGCGCAGGCAGTTAGGAGAGCCACATGGCAAGGTATAGCAAATCCCACACGGGAGTTCCTGGCCCAAGCGGTGGCTACAAACCTGTGACCTGCCGTGAATGCGGCAGCACAGTTCGACTGTTTGTGCAGTGTCAGAAATGTCTACTGCGCTTCATCAACGCCACAGACGTGGCATCCAAATCAAGCTATTACAAGCCTGAGCATCTTCACCAACAAAGGAGTTACTGATATGATTTCCCAATTCGCAAAAGACATTCGCAAGTTCAACACCATGTATGGCTTGCCAGTGAATGACTTCCCAACCATTCCCTTTCGGCTGCACATAGATAAGGGCACAACTCGCCAGCAGCTGATCGACCGGCTCAAGCAATTCAAGAAGATTCTGCAAGATGAGATCAAAGAAGTTGACGACATTGTTGACAAGGTGGAAGCTGGCGAAGAGCCGCTGGACATTCTTACTGATCTTGCCGATTGGCTTGGTGACATTCAAGTGTTCTGTGCCAGCGAGATGCTGAAGTTTGGCTTGGACAATGAGATGGTGCTGTCTGTCATCATGTCCAGCAACTTCTCCAAGCTGCAAGCTGATGGCACTGCGCTGATGATTGACGGCAAACTGCAGAAAGGTCCAGGCTACTGGAAACCTGAGCCGAAGCTCAAGCGCTTGTTGCAAGCCGCACTTCACGCAGCTGAGGAAGGAGAGCAGACGTGAACTACGATCTGATCTATATGTTTGCTACCAACAACAAGCTTGACTACAATGAGCTTTGTGAGTTGGTGAAGCAGGCAGCTACTCCGCAGCCCGCAAGTGAACCAGCGCAGGCACGCGAGTGGGGCAAAGATAACTTGAATTGCGCCGTGTCTTGGAATAGCTTCAATCTCTTTGGAGATGATAAGTCCGTAGCTGAGCTGCGCCGGTTGATTCACATTGATGGCTGCTATGCTGATTTGCAGCGCGTGCTTGCCGCTGAGAAACAAAAGCCATGAACCTGATCTACCTCAACCACTGGCGTGCAATCGTTACCTGCACCAACAAGGGCATTCTTGTTCTTGATGTTGTTGCAGATAGCGAAGCAGAAGCTAAGGGCAGAGCAGACACTGCTGCTGTCACGCACCTTGGTGCAGAAGGTGTGCAGAATGTCATTGTCATGCGGCACGTTGACATGCCAATCGAATGGCTGAATCGCAAAGTCAACCATCAAGCCACCAAGCACTAAAGAAAAAGCCCCCAAGGAACTTAATCCAAGGGGGCTTTTTTACGTCTGGACTTTTTACCAGCTTACTCTTGCGGAACTTCCTGCTGCGGAGACAGCGCCTGACTGCGGTAGTCTTCAATCAAGTCGCCACCCATGATTGATTGCAGCTTGCGACTGTATGGATTGCCCATCTTGTTTGCCATCTGATTCACAATGCTGACGTTGGCATCACGACTCCAGCGTTGCATGGCTTGAGAGAAGTTCTCAATGCGTCCACCACTGCGAGTGTATCGCAGCATGAAGTCATCCAGCTCATCAGAAGTTGGCAGCTCATTGTTGTAGAGCTTGGTCTTGACAACTTCACCCAGCCGCTCAATCCTGCTGCGGTCCATAGCTTCGTAAGCTTTGTTGCGATACAGTGCATTCAGTGCCACTGCTTCGTTCATTGGCCGCGCTCCCATCAAGCGAGTCACACCTTCCATGCTGACAGTTCGCTCAGCCAAAGCACCAAGCATTGTGGTAGCTTGATAGTCGTTGGCAGCAGATACCAGCGCACCTTTGTTGTCAGTTGCTTGTCCTGCCAGCAGCTGTGCAAAGCCTGCAAGTGGACGGTTCCAACCTTGGTGTTCCAGTCCTTGCAGCATGGCATCGCTAACATCAGCACCGCCCAGAACGTTCTTGCCAGTATCAAGCAAGCTAGTCACCAACTTGATGGAAGCACTGACAGCTGGCACATCAGCAATGGCAGTTGGCAAGATCAGCGCATGGCGAGGGTTAATGTCACCGCGCGTGAAGAATGCTGGCGCCGAGCCTGCGAACAGTGGGAAAGCAGAAGCTGTTCCGTAGAGCATCCAGTCACCGAGTTCTTTGTTGAATGCTGGCAAGACGCTGTACGCATCTTTGTGCTCAGGATTCTCTGCCACCATCTTGCCAAGCAAGTAAGTGTTGGTAGCATCAAAGAACGGCAGACCGTTCATTCCGAAGATGGAGCCTTGCAGTCCTGCGAAGATGGCAAGGGTTCGCTTGTCTCCTCGTTCCATGTGGCGGTGGAGTTGCTGGAGTACGTTGAAGGCGTAGGTTTGGAACAAGCTGACAGCTGCTCCCGTGGTACCTTGGAAGATAACAGGGCGTTGGCTCGTGACATAGTTTCCCTGAACACGATTGACGAAGGTTGAGATATAGGCATCTTGTTCCTTGAATGTCATCTTGCCGGCAGACACCAGCGGTTCAGAAAGCTGGCGCATAACGTCAGCACTGATGAAGCGAGTGAAGTCTTCAGAGAACGTGTTGCCACTGATGCGTGCAGCAATCTCAACTGCCTTGTCTGCATTCTCAGCGAACTTGCTCATTGGCAACCGAGGATCATAGCTTGCCATATCAAGCAAGTCATGGTACATGGCGCTCACATCTTTCATGGCACCCATGTCTTTGTACCGGCCAATCAACGCACCTTTGTCAGCGCCAAAGAAGTTGCCGATAGCATCACCAATCAGCTTGGTAGTAGATGGCACGCGCACCTGACCATTGCTGCCCGGCAGCGACAGCGTTGTCAGTTCACGAAGCTTGCCAGCCAGTGCATCATCTTTGCCGATGAGCTGCTTGATGCTGGCCATCTCAGTGCCAAGCAAGATTGGCGTACTGATGATGTTCACCAAGCTGTTGGCAAAGTCAAACCGCAGCATGGTTGTAGCCAATGCCATGTTGACTTTCTGGAAAGTTTGCTTGATGAGGTTCTTCGGGAACTTCTCGTTGGCTGACAGATACTGCTGTTCGTTCTGGTACATGCGACCCAGACCTTTAGCTTCCATCATCTTGTTAGCTTCTTCCCAGGTGATGAGGCCAGCTTTGGCATCACGGAAGCCACGATTCACTGCATCGCCAGCAGCCAAGCCAACCTTGTCCACGAATTCATTCAACGAATCCAGCAGTGGGAACTCTTGCTGCTTGCTGATGTTCAGTGCTGTCTTGATGTAGTCGCCGAATGGGTCAGCAACCTTGCTCTTGAAACGGCTGCCAATACCACGAGCAACAGACTCATCTACCTTGCGGTACTGAGCAGACAGCAGCTGCATCTCACTGAAGAACTCACGCGACTGAGTCTGCACAGCATCACGCACCAGCTTCTCTTCTTGCCGGTTGTGCCATTGCAGCCAGTCTTCGTTGACGTTCTCGAAGCGAGTTTCTGGGAACACGTCAGCCAACTTACCACGACGTGCCAGCTCACTGTTCACGCCAGATTCATTCAGCGTAGACTGGTAGTCGTACTCGCCTTTGATCTTGAAGTAGTTGTCAGTGTCAGCTTTGAAGAACACATCAAAGTCATCACCAAGCGAGTTGGTCAGCTCACGCAGCTGCTCAGCATTCTTGGCTGTCACCATGCCAACGTCAGTACTCAGTCCAAGCTTTTCCTTGGTGCGGACAAACGCGTGATGTGGGTAGCGTACTGTGTTAATCGGAGGTGCGTAGACAACTGGCTCGTCTGGGATGCGACGTACCAATCCGTTGGCGTTGAACAACGTGGTGAAGCGAGCCTGACGATTGTGATTGATCTTGGCACTCGTGTCGAGGAAGTCGCGAGCAGCAGTTGTGCGAAGCTGAATGCTAGCTGGGCTCTTGACATCGGTAGTGAACTCCAACAGTGCGTCATCAACAGAAATCTTCCGCTTCCTTGCCAGCTTCATGACTTCTTCTGCAATCATGCGAGTTGGGTCTTCTGGATCAAACACGTAACGATGCTGACTCTTGCGCAGCATGGTAGTGACAATGCCAAGCTCAGCAGCTGCGGCAGGATCAGTACGCATTGCATTGATGGAAGGAGCCAGCGTCATCATCGTAGCATCGACACGCTTCTGCGTGACAAGTGCAACTGACTTGCCAGTGTTCTGTACCCACAGCTTTGCACGCTCACCGTAGCCAGCATTGGCTGCACCAAACAGCGTGGCACCAGCTCCCTCCACAGATGAGTCCATGGACAGCAGGCTGTCAGCAGCTGCAAACTGGCGAGCATCTTCGCCGAGAACTTGCACAGCCGCAGTCTCGTTGATTGCACGACGCACAGTACGCTGATACTCCTTAGTGAGCTCTTGCGTCACAAGATGTGCAGGTCCCATGTTCATGCGGTAAGCTTCTTCAGGAAGCATACGTGGCGTGATGCCGAAATCCCAGGTAGCTTGCACAGTGCGTGGATTCAGGGAAGCAGCAGTATCCAAAGCACGGCCAGCCTGCTGAGCAGACTGAGTAGGACGGTTGAATCCATTCTCAATCATGCTTTCCACGAATGCGTAGTCAGTGTTCAGCTGAGCAGCAAGCACGCGGGAATCTGGCACAGAGCCCATAGCTTCTGTCCAGTTTGCGAACTGTGCTTCTGCCCATTCAAGGCGGCGCTCTTCCAGCAGCTGACGCAGATTGACAACGTCATCCCATTCAACTTCCTCAGCACCATCCATGAGCTTGAGAGTGCGCAGCTGATCTTCCTTCAACAAGCCAGCTTCTTGCAACTCAACAATGCGAGTCAGTACGGGGAAGTCGTTGGTATCCACAGTGCTGCCAATGGACTTCTTCAGCATTGCTGCATCCATCTGCGATACCCAGGCCCACCGCGCGGAAGCTTCCAAAGGAGAGTCGGCTAGCGTTGCCGTCTTACTTTTAACCTGTGAATAGCGCTTGCCATTAATGTAGACTGCATCTTCTTGAATTGCCAGCTTGCCCTTTTGCAGGATATCACCGACAACGGCTGCTGTTTCATTGGTGAGTGATCCAGTCTCCAGGTCGATAAGTTGCTTGATCTGCACTGGATTCTCCCGCACACGAAGCACGCGAGATGACTTGGGGTTGATGCGTACGGTTCCATCTGGCAACTGGATGACGTCAATGTCTGGGTTCTGCTTGAAGATATCCTTGAGCGTGCTTTGTGGCAAGTCTTCGAAACGTGCGATTGCCAAGTCTTCCTCAGTCACATCGTCTGCCAGACGGAACGGAGTCTTGCTGGTGTTCTTCGTGCGCTTGGGAGAGAACATGCTGAATGCACGCTCAGCTGGAGTCTCACCTTCAAGGGAGAGATTCAGGTAGAACTTGCGCTTGTCCAAGCCAATCTGTTCCAGATCAAGCCGGCTGATGTTGTCGAGGTTGGCAAGATAGCCGTTCAACTTCTGCACGATTTCCGTGGGAGCCAAGCCAAGCTCCTTACTTGCAGCCACTGCATTCTGCAGGAAACCAAAGTAAGCTTGACCGATACGCTCATCACCTTGTGCCAGCTCATTGAACTTCATGGCAAGCTTGTCGTTGCCCATCTGTTCAGCTTCCATGCGCACGCGCTTGAAGGCTTCGCCAGTTTCCAACTCAATGGGAACTTTCTTGCCATCGAGCTTGTAGCTGAAGTTGATGTTGTCGAATTGATTTGGCAGCTTGAGGATGCTCTCTGCCATGATGAGCGCGTCAGTGCCTTTGCTCAGGCCCAAGCGCTGAGTGTCACTGATAACATCGTTGATGCGAGCGCCAGCTTGGATTTCTTTCTGCGCAGACTTCAAGATACCTTTGGCCATGATGCTGCTCACAGCACCGCCAATGCCGCCAGACAAGCCAGCACCAAGCATCACGTTCCAGCTGAAGTCACCGAGACTGTTGTCATCAAAGACTGGTGAGTCGTTCATAGCAGCAACAACGCCAAGCTCAAAGGCAGTGCCCATGATTGCTTGGTCAGCCACTTCCCAGCCAGTGTACTTCAGGCGGTTCTTGCTGAGGATGCTCTTGATGACACCGCCAGACTGAGCAGTCTCTTGCAGTGCAGCTTCAAGGTATTTCTTCTTGTTGCTGCTTGCCAAGTTCAGGTACTTGCCGAAGTTGCCAAGAGCATTGCCGCCGCGAGCAACCTGCAAACCTTTGATGCCAAGCGTACCAGGAATCAGAGACGTGCCAACAAAACCAACAAGGTCCACCGCGCTGGTGTTTTCCTTGTAGTAGTCCCCCATCTCATCACTGCCAAAGCGCCGCACAGCATCTTCAGTTTGCACCTGATCCTGACCAGTGTAGTCAAGGAAAGTGTTGTAGATGCTCATAGCACCGGAGATAGCCGCAGCTGGAGCTCCTTTGCTGATTGCAGATTGAATGCGGCTGAGAGTGCCTGCTTGATAATCAGTCGTGTCAGCTGCCATCGCAGCCGGATGATATTCAAAAGCCATGGTATCTTTCTAGTTGTTAACAGTTACTGGGGCGGGGTAGCAGTGGGGCGGGGAGTGAACAAGTCGCTGGCAGTAACGCCACGGCCACCAAAGGATGAGCCAACGCCCAAGCCAACAGCGCCAACACGTTGCTCACGAACCATCTTGGCAAGGTTCAGTTTCACGTCAGCTGGATTCATCAAGTCCATCTTGTATGGATTGCCGAACGTGGTGACAGGTGGCAGACTGACAATGGTAGACGTCTGCTGTGGCAAGCCAAGCTGCGTGTAGTTGAACATCTGCAAGTTCTTTGCAGCAGCAACTTGGTGCAAGCGAACAAGGTCACGAGTTGCAACGTCCAATGGCAACTTGCCACTTGCAACCTGAGCAACCAGCGAGCCAACCAAGTTCTGCATGTCTTTGCCACGCAGGTTGTTGTCAGTTGGGCCAAGCTGTTGACGCAGTGTGTTGACAGTTGCCAGTGCCACGTTGCCATCCAGCTCAGGCAGTTTGCCACCAGCTTGTTGATCTGCAAGCACAAGGTACTGTGGCTTGTATGGATTGAACACGCCATTGCCATCCCACTTGCTGGAGCTCAGGCTGTTGGGAGCAGTGTACTGGCCCATGGAACTGGCAAGTTCAAACTCGTAAGCAACGCCAGCTTCCTTGGCAACGTCAGTGTTCTTGGGCAGACGGCCAGCGCCAATCTCACGAGTCACAACGTCTGCGTAACTGCGCAAGCCATTGGCCATATACTCAATGCCTTTGCCCATGCCGGGGTTGGTTTGTACGATGGCACCAAGCTGACCAGAGTTGCGCACAGTCTTGAGAGCTTCTGGCAAGTTCTCGCCAAACTGCCCAGACATGGCAACGCTGACCAAGTTGTCTTGCTTGGCTTTGTCAAGCAACTTGATGCTGAGAACTGTGAACGGCTCCTTGTAGCCAAGTGCGTAGCTTGCAGCAGCAAGTCGCTCATTGAGCACAGCTTCCATTTCATCCTTCTGCTTGGCATCCTTGAGACGCAGGCTTGCAGCTTCACGACGATCAGCCGCAGCAGCAGCCGCAGCTTCACGTTGCAGTTTCCACTGCTCAAGCTGAATGCCTTTGTTCAGCAGATCAGATTGAATCTGGAACTTGTCATTGCCAAGGCGGTACATGTCAAGACTGCGTGCGCCAATCTTGCTGATGTTGTCAGCTGTTGCCTGACGAAGTTCAATGTTCGCAGCACGCGTGGCATTCTCAGCTTTCGCCTTGTTGATGCCAAGCATGGTATCGGCAGAGTTCACAGCGATCAAGCTGTCCTTCTGGCGGATCATCTCAGCACGAGCAGCAATGTTCCGGCTGGCAGCATCACGGCGTGCGATCACTTCAGTTTCCTGATTCAGGATGCTGTTGTGTTTTGCTGCCACCGTTGGCAATGCGAGCTGAGCAAACAGGTACTCAACTGGATTGTCCAGCAAGTTCACACCTGCCATGCCTTCTGCCTGACGCATCAATCCAGCACGCTGCTGTTCAAGCGTGGTGCGAGTGCGCTCAGCTTCATCGTAAGCTGCAACGCTTTGCACGAACTGGTTGTTGGCATCTTCAGGATTCATGCCAGCCACAGCTGTGTAAGCTTCCTTGGCTTTGGCAGTGCGGTAAACAACCTGAGCTTCTTGGCCAGCTGTTTGTGCCGCAGCTTGAATCACTTGTGCAGCTTCCTGCTCATTCGTGGTCAGCAAGTTCGTGATGCGCTGAGTGTCAGACTCCATGCGCTGAAGTTGCTGATCGACTTGCCCCATCTGCTGCTGCGAAGCACCAGTGAATTGAGCAAGCAAGTTGTTGATATCCATGATTGTTCCTTAAGCCTGCGAAGAACCAGCACCGGAAGCATTGCCGCCGTTGTTACCAGGACCAGGGCCGCCATTGTTGCCAGATGGTGAACCACCACCTCCACGACCGCCACCAAATCCAGAGCCCATGCCATTGCTGCCAAATCCAGACGTAGCTCCTGGGCCAGTGCTTGTGTAGCCACCACCAATAGAGCCACCAACAGGACCAGTCGGAGGACCAAGTGGAGTGCCGACAATGCTACCAAGCGTACGGTCACCAACACCAGTAGAAGTCACGCCATTTCCTTGGTCGCCAGCATCACTCCAGCCAAACTTGCCAGCAGCAAAGCTACCAATCGTACCGATGCCAAGCATGCCAGCAATTGCATTGATGGCCCCAATCGCTGGGTTTGCAAGAGACAGCGCGCTGTCAATGCCAAGACCAATGTTGCCAGTCATGGCTGCACGGCCAAGGCCAATAGCAGCTCCAGGCACACCAGCTACGTTAGCTCCCAAGGTACCAAAAGCACCAAGTGCATCGCCTGGACTCATGCCAGCAACGTTGCCAGCAAAGCCGGTAATGCCACCGATAGCAGCAGCATCTGGATTACCAGTAATTGCACCAAGCGCAGAGATACCTTTACCAAGCGCAGCAGCAGTTGCAGCTGAATTTGGAGAAGTTCCAGTATTGAAGCCGCCTTGGCTTGTGTTTCCAGACTGGTTGTTTCCTTGGCCAGTTGCTGTAAAGCTGCCACGGCCAAATGCCTCAGCAACAGAGTTGCCAGCATAAGCATCACCAACAACACCTTGAGTTGTGGTGTCAAAGATCAGCTTTCGCAGCAGATCAGGATCAGCAACAACTGCTTGTGAGCGAGTGGGATCAACTCGTTCGTACGTAGGAGCTGCGCTGCGGCGTGCACCGCGAGCAATGATTTGTGTTGCCATTATGCTTCCTATTAGTACCAGCTGCCAGGATCAATGTAGCCAGGATCAAAGTCACCGCCGCCAATCAAGAACTGATCGAACTCAGGACCAAGTCCCCCACCAAAGCCACCACTGCCGATATTGCCAGGCAGATAAGCATCACCTGCCACGTTGCCGCCACCAAGATCAAATGGCAGCGCTCCGAAATCACGCCCACCAGTTCCAGGCATGAAGGCATCACCAGCTACAGGATTGCTGCCACCAGTGAGGAAAGGAGCCAAAGAATCCAGGAAAGCTGAGTTGTCCACACTTGTGATTGCGCCGTTGGAGCTCATAGCACCAGGCATGGTTGCATCACCATAGCCAGACATGATTGCGGCAGCAGGCATTGCAGGCCCCGCACTTGTCACTGGGCTGGTTGTGCCTGCTGTACGGTTGCCACCAAGTCCAAACTTGCGACCAAGTTCATCAAGGTCTTTGGCACCAGTTGCCATCTTTGCAGCTTGGATCAAGCCAAGAACACCAGCCAACTGCGGAGCAGCACCTTTAGTTGACTGCGTTTGCGTGGTGCCTTTGGTTGCTTGAGCAATGGAGCTACCAGCAGTTGCTTGCAGTTGCTGATTCTGGAGCTGCTGATCTGCCACCTGCTTCTGACCTGCCAGTGTGGTTTGCTGCAACAGCTGGCTGAGAGCAGCTTGCACTGCACTGTTGTTGCCAGAGCGTGCGCCAACTGCATTGCTGAACGCAGCCTGCAATCCAGGAATCTGACCGCCAGCTTGCTGAAAGATTGCCTCCAGCGTCTTGCTGTAGTCAGCACCTTGCAACTGGCCAATCAACTGCTGGAGTGCAGTCGTGTCGCCAGAATTGCTGGTTGTTGTTTGCTTGGTGCCAAACAATGCCGGCAACAGTTCCATGAGCTGAGCAAGTTGGTCACCGCCAGCTGCAATTGGTTGACCTGAAGTTGGGGTGCGGGAAGTTGCCATGACTGTTCCTTGACTGAAGATTACAAACAGTATAGCAGCCGAAGCTGCTAACCTGAACATCCTATTCTCACTTCTTCTTGCGCATCAGCAAAGCTGAATCGAAGCCCTTGCCAATCTCACGCAAGCCAGCGTATGCCCACGGGAGCGTGAGAAACAAGCCAAGCACGAACTCGTCAACTTCTCGCTGATGGTAGACTTGGTAACCAGCATAGGCAATGGAAGCGATCAGCGACAGCCAGCTTTGCAACGGACGCGTGCGGCGCACAACAATATCTTCTGCGTTGTCACCGCTGCGAATGGTCAGCTGCGTCTGCTCATGAGATGCCTGTGCATCCTGCATCTTCAGTTCTTCCATCGCTTGGATGTGCGCACGAATGCTGGCTTCTTCCTGAATCGCCAACTCACGCAACTTGATGACAGTTGCAGGATCAGTTTGCAGTTGCTGAAGCGCCTTGGTTGCATCGTTCGTGCCAGTCGCGCTGCTAACAAGAGCAACGCCGGCAGCCACAGCACCTGGTACATTGCCAGTCAGCAAGCTGCCAACAAGAGCAGCCCCAGTTCCAGCGTTTCCTTTGAGCCAGTTGCCAACTTTAGCCCAGCCGCTGGTATCAGCCAGCACAGTTTCTTCGCTCATGGGTACACCTTACGGTTGAGTTCAAAATGGGGACCATCCTTGAAAGTTGTCCAGTCACCTCCCCAGATGATGCTGACGCCAAGCTCACCAGCAGCTACTTTCATGGCAGCAGCAATGCGGTGATACAGCGGCCAATCCCAGCGAACTTCGCCACGGTTGGCAGATGTGTTGACCCAAGCAGCAAGATCAACTGCATGGCCAGTGAGATGCCGGCTGTTCATGGTTGTACTGGCACCCGCGTTGAACAGTTGCTGCTGACGAACCTTGGTGCGCAGCCCTTCAGTCACCATGAAATCAACATCAGTGATTTCAATGGCACGTTGCACGACTTTCACCAGATCAGGATGAACACCTTGCAAGTTCTTGAGACTGCGAGCAGAGAGATTGAATGCCATTAGGCACCTCCAGGGATGATGTTGAGAAAGAAACCAGCACTACCAAGACCAACGCCAACGATCTGGATCAAGCTGCCGGGAGCAGTTGGAATAACAAGCTGCACGTTGCCAGCTGTACTCAGGAAATAACGAGCACCAAAGGTTGTACCGCCGATGCCCGCTGACCTGCCATTCATAAGAATGACTTCGCCATAGCCACCAGCAGGAATGCCATCAGGTACATCAACGATTGCATGAGCTGGTAGAGTAGCACCAGTTGCATCTGCCAGCCGTGCTTCTACTCTGCCGCTGACAAGGTGCAGATTCACCAGCTTACCAAACGTCAGAGCAACAGATGCTCGTACGAACACCTTGTTGTAGCGCTGGCTGAGCACCTTGCTGAACTGATCTGCCAGTGCCATCTCAGCAGTATCGTACGTGACAGTGCCAGTAGCTGCTGACACCTGTTGGGTGAGAGCAGCAATAGCACGATACAGAGGAATGACAAGAGCAAAGTCTTTGTCACTCAGGCCAGCTGGCTGAGATGGCAGGCCAGACTGTAAGTCAAAGCGTGGCATGTTTACACCTTGCCAGCAGTTGTGGCTTCAAGGATGATGGTACTCAGATCGAATGATCCTTCAATCACCAAGTTGAAGTTCTTGCAGTCAATCATCTCGCCTGCACACAGGTAGCTGGCAGTACGCTCGATCTCCACGAGTGGCAACGTAGCTACCAAGTCACGGCCATTGTAGCTGGGAGTGATGAATGCGTTGCCAGCTTCCAAGCCCTCAGCTTCAACTCGGTTGAACTGTGAGTTGCTGCTACGAGTTAGCTGAATACGCCCGATGACAACCACGGCTGGATCATCTTCCGTACGTGCATCATCTGACCAGATAGCCGTGCGAACTTCTCCTGTTGCCAGCAAGAATGACAGCGAGTGCTGAGCAGTTGATACGCCTTCGCCAACTCCTGTCACATCCTCGTAAGCAGTTGCTGCCAAGTCATCGTACCGCACATCAAGCAGCATCGAGTAGGTCAGGCCAACTGGCAACTGCTCTTGCGTGTAGTAAAAGCAATCACGATGCACAATGCGCAGCTTGCCAATCCGCTTCAAGAACAGATCAACAACCAGCGCGTAAGAGTAGATACCAGGGAAGAAGCCGTAACTCAGCACCAGATAGCGACTGGAGACAGCAGTAACCTTCGTGAAGAAGTCAACTGAAGTTCCACCGCGAATCAGGCTGTGACTCAGAAAGTCGTAGCGCTCAGTCCTGCGTCCGGCAATGAAGTCAGAGATTGCTGGGTACAGCGGCTCAGCAGAGTTCAAGCTGATCTTCTGCAATCCAGCTGTGGTGTATGCAATCACATCACCAAGGTTGCCCTCAAGCGTAGCTTGTTCGTAGGACTCCAAGCCACCAGCGTTACTGATTTCCCGGAACACCCACGGGCTGGCAATCGACTGTGCGTAGTAGTTCGCAGACACAGCATTGCGAGTGGTAAAGATCAGGAAGCCACCAGGCAGTGGCAAGATGGCAGTGATGTTGCCTTTCACATCTTCTGGAATCTGACTGCCAGAGCCAGTGAAGTTGCCGTTCAAGTAGCTGATGTAGTTGAACTGCGTGCCATTGAAGTTGGCCCAAGCAACTGACAAGCCAGACCAAATCAGCAAGAAGCCGTTCGAAGCTGAAATGCCATCGATCTCACCAGCTGCAAATGGAATGTTTGCCAGCAGTGGAGTTGCAGGAATCAGAGTCTTCGTGACGCTGTCCCACTCCATGATGCTCATGTCAACAGCTGGCGTGCCATTGCTTTTGAGGCGGGAATAGCAGACGAATGTCTTGCCATCCACATAAGCATACGTGACTTTGCTGTTAGCTGGAATGCTGCTAGCATGGAACACCAGCGGTGTCCAGATATCAGCACTCAGATCACTGGCCCATGCACCAGCGGTATCATCGTAGACGTAGTTCTTCCCCTTGGCAGGTGAGTAGAGAACAGTGTTCTCATCCGCATCGCGCAAGGGGAAGACAGTGTCAAAGTCAGTTTCAACAGTTGGTGCGATGATCTGCTGGTAACCAACACTTCGCACGCCACTGCTGACTGGCATGAAGTTCTCGCCATAGATGATCTGAGCGACGTTCTGATCTACTGAATCTTCGGAGCCAACGAACCCTCGCGCAAGACGTGGGGCAGAATCCAGCTGCGGAATGAATACGGCTCGTGGAGCTTTTGTCGAGACGAGCGGAAACACTGCGTTGTTCAGTGGAACTTTGAAACGTTGCACAGCCATGGTATTCTTTCAGTGCTTGTCAGCTTTGTTCTTCAGTTCATCGTAGAGCTGGGAGAGGTTGGATTCCATCTTGCGTTCGATCTGTTGGAATCCAGTCCGGACTTCCCCCGTTACTTCACGCATGATGTCTTTCAACTCCTCCCGCTTGACGTAGTCACCAACCACAAGAATCTTCAGAGCAGCAAGCTCTGTGGTATGGTTGTGCTTTGCCGCTCGCAAAGCTTTGATTTCCAGCCAGATGTTGCCCACGAGTGCTCCTAGGATAAGCATCAGAACACTGACGAGGCCGTTGACAACCCAGATGAGGTCGATAGTTGCTGTCGAGGCCATTAGCAGTGTCCCTTGTCAAATGGATTCAACCAGCTGTTGCAAATGTAGCTGGCAAACTTAGCTTTCTTAGGAGCGATCGTCGGCATCGATTTCCAACGTTTGAGCCGTCTCGTAACGGTAACTTCCTTTGGGAGTTCCCAGAACAAGATAGTCAAAAGGAGTTGCAGGAATATATCCAGCAACCAACTCAGGAGCGCTGGCAACAGCCCAGCTGCCTGGACTTCCCACCGGAGAGTTTTGAATTGCTCCTTTAGGCTCATGGTGAGGATGTACCCCATCCACAGGAAGTAGAACGCCAGCGAGAGTATCCACAGCAAATCGCTCCAGTAAAGAGTGAATGTGAAAGTCATGGCTTATTCAGCCAAGCACTTGCGCAGCTCTGCTGTGTCGGCAGCTGCATCAATGGCAAGTTGCCGCTTGGCATCCTTGTCACGAATCTTCTGGCGCTCATCTTCTGCACCTTTTGCTTTGCCCGGCAGTTGCTTGGCAATCACTTCATCGTGGGGTGCGAATTCAGCAGCACGCTTGGCACGGCGCAGTTCGTGAGCAATCTCCTTGCTCTTGACTGGGCACTCCACGCACTTCTTGCCTTCAGCTTTCCACGCGCCACGGAACAGGCGATCTTGTGGAATGTCAGCAACAGTGACAACTGCCACATCAGTTGCATCATCTGGCACATCTTGCATGACGCGAGCAAGCTCAACGTCAGGTGCAGGGATGATGACAGAAACACCACCATCAGGGCGGGTGAAGATGATTCGTTTGTCTTGTGGATCAGACATGAGATAAGCTCCTTGGATTGAGAGAATTAGCGGAAGGCCACAGCTGATACTGCGCCAGAATCAGAACCGGCAGCGCCAGCACCTGTCACGGTCTTAACAGTAAAGCCGGTGGTGCTGTACGAGTTAACGTCGAGGATGTTACCGCCCGCACCAGACTGGAATGCGGCAACGGCTGCATAGTTTGCGTCGGACATGGCAGTTGCAAAGACAACTTTCCACTCACCCACTCCGATATCTGTGATGCTGCTTACGTTGAATGCAGCCCGAATTGTGACGGTGCCAGCCCCAAGGAACTGCACCCACGCCTTTGCGCTGCCATCCACAACAGTGGCCATTGGCACCGACTTGCTGCCAGCGACGTTGCTGAGAGTATCTGTTTTGAGTGTGCTCATGATTCTCTTTCAGCGGAAGATGGCCACGTTCACCAGTGGGAGGTCTTGCCCTACGGCTGACCCGTTCTGCGCACGAATTGCAATACTGCCAACAAGGCGAGCGGTATTGGTGAGCTCAACGTAGAATACGTTTGCCACGGCCTCCGCACTCACCCCCATAACCGCTGCGTAGTTGGCGTCTGCCATTGCCGTCGTGAAGTTCACAACGTACAATCCAGTGCCGTTGTCAGTGATGGAACTCACATTGCCAGCAGCACGAATTGCAATGGTGCCAACTCCATTGAAGTTAACCCACGCACGGCACTTGAAGTTCTCCGTGTTGTCAGAGTTGAGCCACTGATTGAATTTGATTGTGCTCATTATGCGGCCCTCACAAGGAACATATCTGCGTTACCTGCTGCTGCCGGAGATGATCCGGTGATGTTCACCCAGATTTCAAGGTAGTCGGTTGTGCCGTTCATTTCTATGGCCGCCCCCACTACTACTCGCCCATTGGAAGTTCCGTTAGAGGAACCTGCGCGAACTTGAACACCGTTCTTATAGACGGCCATGGTAACGTTAGTTGTAGAGACACTGCCAGAAGAATCCAACACACCCTGCACCGAGTACAGTCCTGGCACTTGTGGAATAAACCTGAAGTTGGCCGCATCCCAGTCGCTTGTTGGATCAAACGTGACTGAGTTGTACTGCATCTTTGTCCAGGTAGCAGAAGTTATTCCTTGTGACCCAGAAATACGAACAACGCTTACAGCAGGAGCGTTGTTAGCAGACGGGACTCCAGTTCCTGCTGCATTCTGAATGGTGTTAACTCGAATCGTGGACATTACAGCACCACCAAAGTTGCGCCAATGGCGATTGTCAGAGTCTTGGTAGCAGCGATGCTCCAAGGGCCAGTGATCGAGGCATTCTTGGTGCCAACAATCGTGTAATCATCCAAGAGAACTTGATCGTTCTCGTAGAACATGGGGTTGTTGGTAGGGCCAGAAGCGCCAGAGCCAACAGGCGACCACGTGCCGCCGTTCTTGCGCACTTCAAGTGCATCAAGCGTGGTGTTAAAGCGCGTGTAGCCAGGAGAAGGAACTGCATCACGCTGCGCAGTCGTGCCTGTTGGCATCACAGCAGAGCCAGTTGCTCCGGTTTGCGACACCTTGCCTGCCAATGCAGGAATAGCAGCAACAGCTGCATTGATGTTTGCAATGTTGTCAGAGACAATGACGACATCGACAATGTTGTCTGCAACAGTTTCAATGTCCAGAATCTGTGCTTGCGTGATGGTCCAGTCTGTCAGCAGCGGACCAGGAACTGGCTGACCCGTGACTTCATCGAATGCCAGAAACTTGCCAGCACGTGAAGCAGCAACAGGCAATTCACCCAAGTTGCCAGGAGCGTCAGCAGCAGGAAAGCGAAGTCCGCGAACTTCCTGAGTCTTCAGAGTACGAAACTCCAGCGCCGCAGACTCAACAAACTTGTCTTCTGTTGGCTGCGTGGGATCAGCTGCGTTTGGAATATACGTTGCCATACTTGCTCCAGTTAAGCGACGTTACCGAGAAGGTGGCTTGCAACCAGCATCTCTTTGAAAGGACCAACGTGAGTACGCATGGTGTCTTGTGCCATCTCAGCAAAGCCAGTACGTGCCCACACAATGCCAGCTGCCCACTGAGCAACTTCATCTGGATACAGGTCAGCAATCCAGCTGTTGTAGGTCAGGCCAGCAGTCAGTGGATTCTGGTAATACCAGGCTTCCAAGCGACCAGTTGCCAGCTGTGGCCAGACACGAAGCGTGTCACCAATCAGCGTGTAGCAAGAACGGCGCAGTTGGCCGTCATTGTCATAGGCATCATCAGAATCACGATACTCAAGTTTCTCCACGGGCCGGAAACTTGCATTGTCCAGTCCATTGATAAACTTGAGTGACCTCAATCGCGGCAACGTGCTGCTGATGTTCGGCAAATCGTAGTAATTTGCAGAACTGTCAACAACGTACGTCACAGGCGCAGATGCCTGATCGCGCGGAAAGAAGTCAACGTGGTGAGCACGAAGAGTTGCACTGCGGATAGCAGCTTGCGTGATCGCTGGAATCTCAGGACGGCGCGTTTGCGCAATCACGAGAGCTTCCATTTCAGCAAATGTTGTCATTTCGTGCTCACCTGTTGTGGCTGCAATTAAGCAGCAGTACCATCGCCTTGGGTCTTGCTGGCATCATCAGCAGCAGCTTTTTCAGCATTCAACACAGCGGCAACGTTTGCCTGCTCGGTGAAGATCATGCTGGCAGACTTGTTGGCCACCTTGTTGAGTTCAGCGATCTGGTCAGCATCGTCAGTCACCAGACGGCCACCCAGGAATTGCAGAGCCAGGCCATCGGGCATGATGAACTTGGCACCAGCAACGCGATGGAAGAAGGTCTTGCTGTCGGGATTCTTCAGAGCTTCAGCAGTGGAAGCTTGGCTTTCACCAGAGCGAAGAATCGTGGGAGCAGGTGCAGCAGCACCAGTACGAGCAGCAGAAGAAACAGTTCCGACAGCCATGATGAATTCCTTTGGAAGATTGATTGGATGAGAGTGGACTCTCAGCGGAAAAGCCCCACACCGTTTCCAGTGTGAGGCAATTCAGTTGAAGCTTGGCAGATTAGCCAGCCACACCAGCGGTGAAGTTGTAGATCACGCCGAAAGCTGAGGGGTTCTTGATCGTGCAAGTCAGCTCAGTCGTCAGCGTGCCGCCTTCAGCATCGATGCCGTTGTCCACCAGTGCGCCACTTGCGTTGTAAGCAGCATCGCTGGTTTTGCGCAGGTAGGCCAAGCTGAACGCGTTCAGATCAGCAACCACCGCCATCTTCGCCCACATGCTGGCAGCGCCATAGGCGTTGAACAGCGGATGTTCGATGATCTCGAAAGTGCCACGTGGCGTGCGGATCATGTTGATCTGCAGGCCCCAGGTGCTTTCGGTGGTGGTGATTTCGTACGAGCTATTCAGACGTGCGATGTTGTGAATCACACGACGAGCAGTACCACCCACGAACATCGTGCGGATGTTGCCACCTTTGGGATCGGTGACAGTCTGCAACGTGGGATCAAGTGCAGCTTCGAACTGAGTCCAGTTCGTGGTGGCACCGAGCGTCACGATGTTGCCAGGAGCAGCAGCCAGCACGCGTGGGATGATGCCTTCCATGGTGTGGAAAGGCTGGCCTTTCAAGGTGCCCATGAACTTCTGACCGAAGAACAAAGACTTCTCGATTGCCTGTGCGTGCATGGCAGCGCAGTCTTGCTTGCTTTCCGAGACGGCGCCAGCACCTGCGATCTGCGGAATGGCAGCAGCAGTCTTGGTCACAGCCCACGAATTGCGGAAGATCTGCGTGTTGTTGGTGTAGCGAGTTGCCACGATGCTCACAGCGGAAGGACGGATGGATCCTTCTTCGAAAGCATTGCCGATGACACGAAGCTGGTCAGCCGCGTTCAGAGCAGCAGCAACAACGGTACCAACTGCACGTTGCACAGTCACGGTGGTGCCAGTTGGCGTGGTGAGCACCAGCATCACTTCCTGGGTACGCTCGTTCATGAGCATGTCACCAGGAACAATGTCAGTGTAGGCGGCCAGAGTCAGCGTGGTTGCGCCAACCAGATCACCAGCAGAAGACACTGCGGACGGGAAGATCATCGTCTTCGTGAAGTAACCGTGCTCGATGTCGCTGGCAGTTTCGTCTTTGAGCAGACTGGTGAGTCCGAACAGAGGCGCAGTGCCGTTGGGCATCAGACGGGTGATTGCAGATGCGAACGAAACTGCGTTCAGGTCTGCTGGGGGAGTTGCCGAGGAAATGAGACCGACTGCCATGATGGTTCCTTTGAAGGTTTCGACCTAGCTGTTAAGCTGTGATGGTCACTTGTTGTCGAGAAGATACGAAAAGTCTTGGACTTTTGGAGCGTTCTTGGATTGTTCAGCTTGGCGCTGAGGAGCAGTCATCGCATCCGACATCTCGGAGAAATACTGTTCGGCTTCTTTGTGCACATCTGCTGGTGCCAGTTGGGGATTGTTCATTGCGATCTGGGACTTGATTGCGTTGAACACTGGTGCCACGGCGGGGTTCGCAAGTACCGCGTTAGATGTATTCTGCCCCTTAATGAGCGAACTGCGAATGCGCCCATCGAGAGAACCACTGACACGCTCGGCAACAGTGCGAGCGCTGTGCTCAGAAAGACCGTGCGACAGCGTGGTAGCAGCAGAGAATGCTTCTTGTGCTGCCATGTTGATTGCCTGAGCAAGAGCAACTGGATCACCAGCAACTGCTTTGGCCATCACATCAGCAGGGATGGCAGCAGCAAAGTTTGCATTCTGCACTTGTGCTTTGAAAGCAGTGGGGTCCAGCGGAGTCAGGTAAGGATCGCTGAGACCGGGAGTCTTTGGAGCAGCAGGATCAGCTGCCTTCGGTGCGAACATCTCAGCGAAGCGATCAAGCTTCGGAGTTTCTGGGCCACCAGCGTTTGGCGTGCCAGTTGCACCACTCATGTTTGCAGGATCAGCGCCACTGTTGACAGGGCCTGGATTTGCTTTCATTTGCACGCTCATGGGACCACCAGGATTTGCTGGTGCTGCGGGAGCTGCTGCTGGTGCTGGTGCTGCGGGTTTGTTGAAAATGCCAGTGAGGAAAGCCATGGTAATTACTCCGGATCAGGTTGGTTGGATTGTTGCGCTGCTTCTGTCAATTCGGCCATGAGCTCTTTGTAAGCTGAAACGTAGTTCTTCAGCCGCTCATGCTCCACGATTGCCTTGACTTGCCGAGTTGGATCGGGGTCGTAAGGCAACACGTTTTCAATCGCTGCTTCTGCGTAGTTTGCAATCTTGTTCTGCAAATACGCGAAAAACAGCGGTGAAACTTGCATGGATAGTTTCTCCGTCTCAGCATTCATGAGGAGACGGTTGAACGATCCATTCAGATCTGGTTTGATTTCATGTGTCATGTTATCTGCCTTTGGGGGGCTTGGTTGATTGGTCACGCATTGCCAAGTCAAGCAGGATTTGGAATTCCGTTGCCATCGTTGCATCAATGTGGGGAGGAACAGGGTAAGTGCCACGACTCTCAACTGACGAGTTGCCCATGCCAAATGCTTGCAACTCATTGCCACTCTTGCGGTATGCTTCTGCATTCTTGACAAACTCAGGATTAAGCAATGCTGCTACTTCCTTTGTTTTGTCCTTCAACATCAGCTTCTCATAGCCTTGCTTGTACTGGGGACCAGCACGATCTTTCGTGTCGTAATACTGCTGAACAAGTTGGCGCTGAGCACCGTGAGTTAGCTCATGGATCAGAGTACCGACAGACTCACTTGGTCCGTTCCGGCTATTCAGAGTGACCTTGCCTTGTCGTGGCAGATCATTACCAAAGAACGTGTTGTACTCATACTTACCATTGGTGTTCTCACCAAGGTAGCGCTCTTCAACAGGCGGAGTTGCACGTCGCGCCATCAAGTAGTCAGCAACAGCCCGGTACTCAGGCTTGTCACTAACAGCACGAAGTAAGAACGCTACATTCTTGTCCATGAGACTTCCTTAAGCGGTTGGTGCAGCAGCTGCAATTTGCGCAGGACCTGCGGCTTCACCTGTGGATTGAGCTGCTGCCATGCCCTGAACTTGCTGCATGAACTGAGCCTGCTGCTCAGGATTGCGCTTGAATTCATCCAGCCAGTAAGCACCGCGCAACTTGAGCCAGTAGATGTACATGCCCATGAGGTCGTACTCTGCCACGA